TTTGCGTAGCTATCTCTGTGAACAGCGCCAACGCTAGCCCCAACGAATCTTTCTAGCGGCATAAAAAGTGCGATATCCCAAGAAGCAGGATCTATACGAAAAAATCTAGTCCTTACATGAGAAAATAGATATTGCTTTATGCATGGCTTGTAAAATCTGTATTTTGTAACTGAGCTTAACATCTTGTATGAAACTTGTAGATGCGTGCGCTCATCATATTTCTCATCGCTTATGACTGAGTATAGCGCGTCCATCATTCTAGCGCGCAGTCTAAGCGGTAGATAGTGCATGTTTAGACCCATGAATCCAGGTGAGCTTGACGAACCTGTAGCGCGACCGCCAGTTCTAACAGTATCAAATGGGATGACAAGAGGGTATCTGTCGTAGTACGGCAGCTTTTCTTTTGTTTTGGGTTCATACGCAAAAAGATACATCTGACCGATCATCGGCACGGTTACCATCGCGCTGCGATCTTGCGACATAAGAGCATTTGGGCTCATTGCAACCTTACTCGCTTGCGCGCGAAACCAATTTCTTGACTGCATGGTACGATTAGGTAGCTGCCCTTGCTTCTCGCCTTGCGTCAGTAGGTTGTCAAAGACAGATGCTACCATTATTTGATGCCTAGTTCCCTCTCCGTGATAATAATAAATTCCCACCCACGATCTTTACAATACTCTTGGGCAGCCTTCCACTTTGCGCTATTTATCCCATATCTAGCCACTTCTGTAATATACTTTTTAGTTGGTTTTCTCTTACCATCATGCGGTGGCGGTGCAACAGTTTGAGAAAGCGGTTTGACCTCGATCATCTTTGTCTTTATCGCACCACTCTTTTCTCTCATTTTGACTACAAAATCCGGAAAGTATCGATGATATCGACCATCTAGTGGTGATCGATATGGAACTATGACTTCCTCAGAACCCCATTCTAGCACGTGTGGGTTGGTGTCAAACTCTACCATAACGCGACGTTCCCACAGCGATCTATAGACGATGTTTGTGGGGTCGCCTCTGTATTTGCTAGAATTGACTGGTCGATATTTGCCGCTGTATGCCATAACAGTATCTATGGCACTATAAATATCCAGATCGATCAGAAGGTAACTTTAATGGTTGAAAATTCTAATCCTATATCAGCCGCGCAAAATTCGGGTATTGGTTCGGGTAATTTCCTCGACCCAACAGGATCACTAACGAGAAATGCTAATGCGCTGATCGCGCGCGGCAGACAGGTGCGCCCAAGTCTTTACTTCCCGCAAGACTATCAGAATATATTTCACTACATGACGTTTACTGCGTTAAAATTTGAAAGTATAACAAGAACTTCAACCATATCGTCTGATAGACCAATCGTATCAAATCGCAACGCACAAGCAACTAGACAGCTAACATCAATAACTTTACCTATGCCGGATCAATTGAACACAAGATATAATGCTGCATATGCTGAACCCGATATTAGTGCAATAGGTGAAGTTGCTGCTACTGGCGTGAGTAATGTCAATTTACAACAAGCAAATGAAAATTTTAGAAACGGTCGCTATGCTGAAGGCGCGCAAGCATTGGCACAGCAAGTTGGTGGTGCTGCTGTGGTAGGTGGTGCTGCTGGTGATATAGCTGGTCGTATATTGGGCACAGCAGCTCAAACTGGTTTGGGTAATGTGTTTGGGTTTGGGCGAAACCCTCAGAAAGTTGTGCAATTTAACGGTGTTGATTTCAGAACACACCAATTTTCATTTAAATTAACACCAAAAAACTTTAAAGAAGCTGTTGCGATACAGCAAATCATATTAGCGTTTAAACGACACATGTTACCAAAATATGGGTTGGGTAGACTTGAGGATCTTATAAGAGGCGCAAACCCGGGTGGAGAACAACCGCCAACCCCAGCAGGTGGTAGCGACACTTTAAGTCAGATAGCTTCCACATCAAGAGCATTTTTTGAATACCCAGATGTATTTCAAATTACTTTTAATAACGAAAAATCATTGTTCACAATAGGCGAATCCGTTCTTACGGATTTTTCAATTGACTATCACCCACAAAATTACCCTGCGTATGTTAGATCACTTTCTAGCCCAAATCTTGCGCACCCAGCGTCAATAACTATTGCATTGTCATTTAAGGAAACAGATATTGTAACCAAAGAACAGGTTGATGAGTATTTTAGATGACACAATATTTCTCAAATTTTCCATCAATTCAATATCGACTACCTAATATGTCTAATTCTCTCTTGGCAGTTGATGTCACCAAGAGATTCATATTACGTGATTTCTATCGCAGAACACTAATTGATTTTTATCGTTATGACGTTATTGAAGGGCAAAGACCTGATAATGTCGCATATGATTTTTATGGCGATTCTAATCTTGATTGGTTGATACTTTTACCAAATGAAATGATTGACCCATATTATGAGTGGCCAAGAACGCAATATGAAATAAATGAATACCTCAGAAATAGATATGATAGCGTATCAAACGCACAAGCGACTGTTCATCATTATGAGCAAATAATTCAAACCAAATCAACAGTGATAACGTCTGATGGTGACACTATCGATATCCCAGAAAAAACGTTGATTGTTGATCAAACAACATACACATCATTATCGCCGACCATGAGAAAAGCCGTTACTGTATATGATTTTGAAATATCAAAAAATGAGAAAAACAGAACTATTGATGTTATAAAACCCTCGTATGTCCCAGCAATACTTGACGCATTTAGGTCGCTGTACGCATAATGTCGCAATATGAGCAGAGGTCAGGTACTGGCCTAGTCCACGGAATATCAATAAAGTCTACTACAACTGGTCAAACTATAGACATATCCGATTTGGTAATTGAGACAAGTTATTATGAAAGCTTAGATCAACCTTCAGCATCTATAACATTAAGCATTGTTGATGGTATCGGGTTAAGATCATCTTTGCCGATAATAGGTGGTGAGACTATAACTTTTTCATTTTCAGATAGTGAAAGAAATTCTCGACGCATAACTGGATCAATGCAAGTTTATAAGCTAACAAGCAAAACAAGAATTAATCCAGGTGCTGATGGATATGAAATTTTTGCTGCATCACCAGAAATGTTAAGAGATCAATACACTATCATATCAAATTCGCAAGAATCATTAAATGTCGCTGATATGGCCAAAAAGATATTTGATGATAATGTTGCGCCAATATCAAATAAGAGACTAGTAACGCTAGAACAGACCGAAGGTACTTTTGATTCAATATTCCCAAGAGTAAGCCCATTTACAGCGTTAAATTATCTAGCAGATGAGGCAAAATCTCAGGACATAAGAAGTACGTCTAACTATTTCTTTTTTGAAAATTCACAGGGGTATAATTTTGCTTCTTTTCAGCATCTAATGCGTCAGCCAGTGAAAAAGACATTTTATTATCTTGAAAATAAAATCCCAGGCGACCGCGCATTTGAGAGAAATCGTATAGTATCGATGCAAGAGGATGTGGGTTTTGATATCTTAGAGGGCGTATCGTCGGGTCAGTTTGGTACGCAAGTATTATCAATTGATCCTGTTGCAAAAAGATTTAGAACATCGACATATCTCTATAATCGAGATTTTGCAAGCTATGATCATTCATCTTCTAACCCAAAATTGTCACCTCAATCATCTCAAACATTTGGCTCTTCAATATCACGCGAAAAATTTATAGTATCTAATTCATATCGCGGGACTATACCGTTTGTGACAGAAAGAGATTCTGATTCACAAAACGTGTTTCGACGCAGACAAGAATTTTTGGCTGCGGAAACTGCATCAAAAGCTGAGCTTATGTCGCACGTGACAAAAATACTTGTGCATGGTGATAGTAACTTGTCTGTCGGTGATACGATTGAAATTAGAATACCGCAGTCAGGCGAAAGCTCACTTAGACGCAGACAAACAGATGGGTTTTCGGGTGGTAAATATCTCATAGTTGCTTTGGCTCATAGAGTAGGTCCGCGAGGGTTGCGTTATGGTACTGCGCTAGAATGTGTCAAGGATTCTTATTCTCAGCCAGTCGATGGGAGATAGTATATGCCGGTACGTGATGATGAATGGCTAGGCACAAATGGCTTTACTTGGTTTATGGGTATTGTCGAAGATCGCAATGACCCGCTAAGAGTTGGTCGTGTTCGCGTTAGATGCTTTGGTTGGCACACACCCAACAAAACTGAATTACCAAAAGAATCACTACCTTGGGCACAAGTTATGGTCCCGACTTCTTCAGCATCTACAAGCGGAATTGGTAGCTCGCCAACAGGACTTGTTGAAGGTTCGTGGGTAGTCGGTTTCTTTTTAGACGGTAATAAAGCGCAAAGCCCAATGGTTATGGGATCGTTTCATGGTGTTTCTGGTGATGGACCTTCTTCTACTGAGGGGTTCAATGACCCATACGGTACATACCCACTAGCGCAAGGTATACCTGACACGTCCGCATTAGCTGCAGGTGGGCAAGAATACATGGGTAATGTCAATACGATAGATCGTATGGCAACTCGTCTAACAGGTGTACCTGAGGCAGCAATACGGGCAACATCATCAGTTTCATATGATGATTCGGCAGCGACATATGAGACGCCAACTTGGAGTCAACCTGAATTACACGCAACGACAACCCCACCACTATACCCATTCAATCACGTTCGCACTACTGAATCTGGTCATATCTTTGAAGTTGACGACACTAACGGTGCTCGGCGCATACACGAATATCATGCATCAGGTACCAACAGAGAAATAATGGATGATGGTACTAGGGTAACAAGAATAGTTGGTGATGATTATGAGATTGTTGTAAAAGATAAGAAGGTAATGATATTTGGTGAATGTAGTGTCACTATTCAAGGTGACGCGCGCGTGCGAGTTGACGGCAACATGATACAAGAGGTAATGGGTAATTATCATTTGCATGTTGTTGGTAATATGACATCTAAGATAGAAGGCAATCAAGAAACTGAAGTTATTGGTTCATCTGTAACTCAGATTAACACTAACGATTCAAAGACTGTTGGTGGTAACAGAGTTAGGGGTGTTGGTGGTTCAGTATCAGAAAATTATGCATCTACGCATGATTACACCGCGGGCGGTAATGTAACAAATATCATTAGCGGCACTGTCTTGACTGCATCTATTGGTAAGATGACACAAGTGTCTGCGGGTGATATTGATATTGGTTCCGGTGGTGATGCGTCTATTGCAGGTAAATCCTCTTTGACAGCTGGGTCACCCGGCCCAACTACAATTAAAGGCTCAAGGATTGATCTTAACCCATGACAATACCTTCATCACCTCAAGAAATACAAAACGCATTAGTATCTAACCCTTCAATAATAAATTCTGCTCAGCAAGCTATCACGTCTGGATGTGGTGTTGGCTCTGCTCTATCTGAAGTTAGATCAGCAATAAACACCGCAACTACTGCTATCAATAATGCTGTGCAAACTGCAACCGATATCGTTGCGTTTGTTCAAAATCTCCCAGCTTTGATGACTGCACAGGTGACGGCCGTTGTATCATCTGCCATATCAAATGTTTTGGGCCCAGTGCGCAGTTTAGCCAATCAAGTTGAACAGGAAATTGCGTCACTTGTTCGATTAATAAATGACCCTGTTGGGTTTTTGTCACAGTATCTTAGAATACAGTTATTATTCCCAAACATTGACTTGAATGGGCTATTGAACAATCTATTATCTGGCGTAAGCATATGTCAAGCGTCTGCGACAGCTGCCGAACAGCCAGCAAATCACCCACCGTCAAATCAACCAGCTGAAGCTGCGCCACCACCAGAACCCATTCCCGCTGCACCTGAAGTTGAATCATCACCTAATACATCGGCCGCCGCGCAGTCTGCAATAACTAGAGAACAATTACCTGCACCAGCTGGCGTAGCTGATGCTACACCCACACAAGTTGAAACAACTTTAGCTAATCTTCGTCGTCAACAGGTAGAACAACTGACAGTCGAAAGATATAGACTGTCGTTGCAGAGAAATTTTGAAAGCTCGCCTGAAGCTAGAGAATCATTAACTCAGCAGATGGGCGACATACAAAATAGAATTAGTGATTTGCTCTCTGGTCGATAATCCACTAACAATCTTGATAAATATGCCAGAAACGGAGAGCTTACATGGCCGGTGCTATAAAAACCCCAGTATATAAAGATTTTGATCTTAATATGAAGATGCACCCGGTCACAGGTAAGCTTATTATGCGTAAGAATTCTGATGCGGTGAAGCAAGCTGTTAAGTCTCTTATTCTTACCGACAGAGGCGAAAGACCCTTTAGACCACTATTTGGGTCTGACATAAAATATCGTCTTTTCGATTTGATGGACCCCGCAATCGAAATGAATATAAAATCTGATGTTGATTATGCGATCAAATCATATGAAGAAAGAGCAACATTACTTGGTGTTGGGGTTGATGCAGAACCCGACACAAACAATTTAAGAGTAAATATTTCTTTTTCAGTTAGAAATTCAGAGGCACCAGCTACCGTCTCGTTGACATTGGAGGCCATACGCTAATGGCAGCAAATAGTGCAATCACAGTAACTGGGCTAGACTTTGATACCATCAGACTAAATCTGAGAAACTTTATCGCGGGTAAACCAGATTTTACAGATTTTGATTTTGAAGATTCTGCTATAGGTACGCTCATTGATCTTCTAGCATATAACACATATTACAATGCATTCTATGCAAACATGGCAGCAAATGAGGCATTTCTTGATACCGCGCAGATTTACGACAACGTTGTATCGCGCGCGAAGATGCTTGGGTATCTACCAACTTCAACACGTGGCCCAACAGCTAATGTGCGCGTATCATTTACCACACCTGCTAATTCAACATTTCGCACGATTAACATTGCTAAGAATACGCAATTTAGAGCAACGGTTAATGGTATATCATACACATTTGTTACACCACAATCGTACCCAATAACTGCAAATTCTTCAAATAGATTTAACGGTTTCATACAGATAACAGAAGGTGTGCCGCTAACGCACAGATTTTTATTTTCTGCTGCCAATACTGCGTTTGTATTACCTAACGCAAATACAGATACATCAAGTATAACTGTTTCTGTTACAACTGCAGGTAACACCCTAACATACACACAAGCATCTGATTTAAGAACTGTCAATTCGACATCAAGGGTTTTCTTTATAGAACCCGATCGTAATAAGTTATACAAGATTAGCTTTGGTGACAATGTTCTTGGTAAGAAACCTGCATTTAACAGCACAGTTGCAGTGTCGTATCGAGTTACTAATGGCTCAAGAGCAAACGGTGCTAATAACTTTACTGCCGTAAGCACAGTGGGTGGGCAGAGTAGCTTTACTCTTACAACTGCTGAACGTGCAACAGGTGGTGCGGAGATTGAATCTATAGAGTCTATTAGATTTAATGCACCTCGTCTCTATGAAACTCAAAATCGTGCGGTAACCAGGGAAGATTATAAGAGAATCATTCTGCGCGATAACCCTGATCTGGCGGCTGTCAATGTTTGGGGTGGCGAAGAAAATGATCCGCCTATATTTGGTAAAGTCTATGCCTGCGTGAAGCCTAAGCTTGGTACTTTGGTTTCAACAAATCGCAAAGAGCGCATAAAGCAATCTATTAAACCATATAATGTTCAATCTATCGATCTAGAAATTGTTGACCCAACATATCTCTATGTTGTACCAACATTGATTGTTAGATATGACCCATTACTAACCACACTGCAACCATCGGAAATTGCTGTTCGTGTTGCTAATAAAGTCATAGCTTACGAGTCAACAAATCTAAATCGATTTGAGGGTAAGTTTAGATATTCTAGATTTTTGGATTCAATCGATTCGGCTGAAGATTCAATAGTATCAAGCACTGCCAAAATTGAAGCTCAAAAGAAATTCTTACCGTCAACTACGCAGTCAAACACATATCGCATATCATTTAATCGAATGATATATCACCCAAGTGATGGGTATCAAACTGCAACGTCATCAACATCATTTATTTTGAATGGTTTTACGTCTTTCTTAGATGACGATGGTAATGGTAATGTTCGTGCTTATTATGTGTCACAAGGTACAAGAACCTACATCAAGAATGTGGGCACAATCGATTATAAGACTGGTTTGATAACACTAAATGCATTTCAACCCACGTCAGTAACAACTGATGAAATTGATATTCGTGTTGAGCTTGACGATTACAATGTCACGCCGATTCGCAATCAAATTCTTCTAATAGCTGGTGCAAAAATAACACTTATAAATGATAACACTGGGTCAATCGATGCTCGCCTTGATAGTGTCAGCACGGTTGGTAATAGTGCGACTCTAGGCGCAACCTCAATATCACAGCTGACGACATTCTAACATGGCAATAGCAGGCGCCGAAGAAACCTTCGTAAAATTATCACCACTCATTGAGTCGCAGTTTCCTGCGTTCATACGCGAGGAGGGGCCTAGATTTGTTTCCTTCTTAAAGGCGTATTACGAATTTATGGAGCAGTCTGGCCAGGCCGGTAATGCGACTCGTAGCTTAATTGATTATCAAGATATAGATCGAACACTAGATTCATTTGTTGAATATTTTCGTCGAGAGTTTATGATAAACATCCCCAAGGATGTTTTGGCTGACAAAAGATTACTAGTCAAGCATATTAGAGATTTCTATAGAACTAGAGGATCAAAATTTTCATATGATTTTCTATTCTATGCGTTATTCAATAAGCAGATAGAGCTTGTTTACCCAGGCGATTATATTCTGAGAGCATCTGACGGCAGATGGGTTAGAGAAACAATACTCAGAGTTGGCAACCCATATTCAACATTACCAACTAATCTTGATGGTAGAAATATTGTTGGTGCTGTTTCGGGTGCAACGGCCAGAGTACAAAAGGTCACTCGCGTAGTTGTTCTTGGGCACCCACTATTTGAATTGCTTGTTGAAAATGTTGTCGGTACATTTGTTGATGGTGAAACAGTATCGGACGATTTAGGCAACAATGCAACAATTACTTCAGCATTCGGTAGTTTGATTGGTATTGAACAAGTAGTCAATCCTGGCGCATTTCATCAATCAGGTGATTCTGTTGTAATAACATCGTCGGGTGCAACTGCTTCAGCCAGAGTATCATCAACAAATGATCAGGGCCCAGTATCATTCCGTATTAATAGAGGCGGTAGTGGGTATCGTTTAGGGCAAACTGTAATAGCAGTAAATGGTGGGTCTGGTTCTGATGCTGCGGCCGTAGTATCATCTCTATCTAACACAACATTTGTTAGCTTGAATACAAATCAGATTGGCGCGCTTCGCAATGTGCTATTAAATACGGGCCCTACATTTGTATCTTTGGGGACAAATTCGGCTTCAGTATCAGCTAATCTAGCTGCGGCCAATATATCATCCACTTTAGCTTCATCACTAACTTTTGCAAATTCTATCGCTGGTTCTATTAATGCTATCTCCGTCACCAGTGTTGGCGTAGGTTACGTACCAGAACTCCCAACAGTTACGGTGCGTGATCAAATTGTATTTGAGCAAGGGTTGCCCGGTCAGGCCGGTAAATTTCAAGGCGACGATGCAGTTATTATTCCAATTAGAGCACCCGGCGCGATTACGGGTCTAGAAATAGTATCATCCGATGCATCATTTGATAAATTTGCCGATGCTATTGTGGTAAATTCTCGTGGCACCGCATCGACAATAGATCAGAATACTGATTTGGCTGGCCAGCCGAGATTTACTATCAGAAATACAACATATAATGCTGATATCAAACCGGTTATTGCTGGTGTTATTACTCAGCCGGGTAGATACATTGATACCAAAGGATTTCTTAGCTGGAATATGAGACTACAAGATAATGATTTTTATCAGGAATATTCTTATCTGATTAAAGTTACAGAGATTGTAGATCGATACAGAGATGTTGTTAAGAGAGTGCTGCACCCTGCAGGTGCTAAGATGTTTGGTAGTTATCAGTTCGTATCAAATACAAATCTATCACATAATCATAGCATTATCTATAGTCAAGAAGCAATTTTACCGATCACATTAAGTGTTGATAAAGCAACACTAAGATCGGCAAATGTGTTTATTTCGCCACCACCATCTGGTGAGTCCCAGCCCACAGGTTTAACGTTTAGTCCATCAGGCACACGAATGTATGTAATTGGTACAAATACTGACAAAGTATATCAATACAAGTTATCTACAGCATTTGATGTTTCAACAGCAACTTATACGTCTAAAAATATATCAGTTGCAAATACATCAACAGCTGGTCCGGGTGATACTGACCCTCGTGATGTACAATTTCACCCTGAAGGTCATACAATGTATATTGTCGGTATTGATAGAGATACGATTTATCAATACTCACTTTCTACGGCATGGGATGTTTCTACATCAACATATGCATCTAAGAGCAAAGACGTATCTGTCCAAGATACTAATCCGCAGTCGCTAGCCTTCAGCGATGATGGTAGTAAGATGTATATTCTTGGTTCTACAAATGATAGAATATTTCAATATACATTATCAACACCTTGGGATGTTTCTACGGCAACATATGCATCCAAATTCTTATCGGTAGCAGCACAAGAAAATAGCCCACTTGCTATGGTGTTCAGTGTTGATGGTAAGAAAGTACTTGTAGTTGGTAGTACAAATGATACTGTCTATCAGTATACACTATCAACATCATGGGATATTTCTACAGCGACATACGATAATAAGAGCTTAAATATTGGTGCACAAGAAGCTACACCACATAGTATCGCACTAAGCACAGATCAAAAGAAAATGTTTATTTTAGGTTCTGCAAGCGACACAGTTTATACTTATCAAAGGTCAAACTAGACCTGATAAATAATGTGACTAGGAAAAGGTTCAAATGACAAATAGAATCACTCCATTCTTTCGTTTAAACACAGCCGATCAGCTGAAGGAATCATTTGATGAACCTTCGCCGACTCGACTTTACATGTTTATGGGTGGGGTGACACCATTTGCTAATGATTCATCGCCACCAGCAGTAACAAATAATCAATTTACTACAGAATTTGACGTGTATCGAGATATGGTTGCGCTAAAGCGCATCAATTCAGCCGATGTCATTTCAATTGCGCCGCGATATAATTGGACAAACAATACTGTATATACTGAATACAACGATAGAACTGCAAATTTATACGATAGACAATTTTATGTGCTTACGTCAGAAAACAATGTTTATAAGTGCATAGACAACAATAGAGGTGCGGTATCAACAGAAGAGCCCTCTGGTATTAGCACGTCAGTTGTTAGCACAGCCGACGGCTATCGTTGGAAGTTTTTATTTGCAGTAACAACAGCTGACGCACAAAAGTTTTTGAACAATATTCATATTCCAGTTAGACAGCTAACAGCTAATAACGGTAGCGCACAGTGGTCTGTGCAGCAGGCCGCAGCTAATGGTACAATAGATCACGTTTTAGTTACTGCTAATGGTAGTGGGTATTTAAGCACATCCAATACGTTTTTATCTGTTACAAATTCAACCACAGTAAGATTAGCTAATAACGCATTACAGGTTGATGGCGTATATACTGGGTCTACTCTGTATATTTCATCTGGTCTTGGTGTGGGTCAGTTACGTCGCATAGTACGCTATGTTGGTGTTGGTCGTGTAGTTACTGTTAATAATGCATTTACAATTACACCAAATACATCATCAAGATATTCCGTAGCACCAACTGTAGTTATTAGAGGCGACAGTGGTGCAACAGCGGCCATACGCGCAACTGCTCACGTATCTAATACGCTAGGTGGTCAAGTACGAAAAATTACTATGATAACCAATGGTCGTAACTATGGTCAAGCAAATGTAACAATTATAGCAAACTCATCATATGGGTCTGGTGCACTTGCACAACCAATTATATCGCCTAGAGGTGGGCATGGCAGTAATGCCCGCAGTGAATTGAATGCCGCTGATTTGATGCTGTCAGTATCAGTAACAGGTGGTGAATCAAATACATTCCCAACCAATAATGATTTTAGAACCATTGGTATAATTAGAGACCCGAAGCTTAGAAGTGGGCCTGCAGCCAATGCATCGGTAATCGATCAGTGTCATCGTATAGTATTACAAAATGTATCAGGTGACTATGCCGCAGATGAAATTGTAACTGGTGGTGTAAGCGGCGCTAAAGCGAGAGTAGTATATTTTGCAAATACGAATGCAACACGTACAAAAGGTGTGCTTCGTGTTATTCGTCTGACAACAAATGGTATTGGTGGTGGGTTTGCACAGACCGAATCATTGACATCATCTTCATCTGGTGTAACTGCTACTATTATCAATGCGATAAAGCCTGCAATTAGAGAAAATACCGGGGATGTCTTATACATAGAACGAAATCCGCCAATTGTCAGAAAGCCGGATCAGCTTGAAGAATTTCGTTTTGTCGTGACGTTTTAAGGGGTAAGAAAACAGATGGCGTCTATTGCTAATACTGTCACGATTTCTACGGACCTAAATGTCGATCCGTATTATGACGATTTCAATGAGTCAAAGAATTTTCATCGCATTCTATTTCGCCCCGGTCTTGCCGTTCAGGCACGCGAGCTTACGCAAATTCAGTCAATTCTACAAAATCAGATTGATCGTTTTGCCGAGCATATTTTTAAAGAAGGTAGCGTAGTTAGAGGTTGTCAAACTCTCCTTGATAAGGATGTAGTTTATATGAAGCTGCGCGATACAGCTTCAAATGGCATAACTTCTGTTAATGTGTTTGCGTTTCTTAATAGAACCGTAACTGGTGCAACATCTGGTGTTTCAGCTAGTGTCATCAAAGTGAATGATGGTTCTGAAGCAAATACACCAAATTTCAAGACTTTATTTGTAAAATTTACCGGCGGGAATAGCAATAGACGATCATTTGCTAATGGCGAAGTTATTACTGCGACTGGTGGTGGTGGTCTAACTGCTAATCTAATTTCATCTGGCGCCACAGGCTATTCTGCACTAATGAAGATTAATGAGGGCGTAATTTATGCCAAAGATCACTTCATTCGAACTGACCCCGATCTTCTTGTTGTATCAAAGTATAGCTCTAATGCATCAGCACGAATTGGCTTTAACGTAATTGAAACAATCGTCAAAGAGGCTGATGATTCAACTCTACTTGACCCAGCATCAGGTGCTTATAACTTTGCAGCACCCGGTGCTGCACGTCTAAAGCTAACTGCACAATTCACCAGAATTGACACAAATGCAACAGCTAGCAATAATTTTATTGAGCTAGTTCAGCTTAAAAGTGGCGACATTCAATCACGATCAGATTCACCTCAATATAATCTTCTTAAAGACTACATCGCTCAGAGAACATATGACGAGTCTGGTAATTATATTGTAAGTGGGCTTTCACCTAGACTTCGTGAGCACCTATTGGTCGGTAATAACCAGGGTGTATTTACCTCTGGTGAGGGTGGGAGCACATCTAAGCTAGTTGTGGAAATAAACCCAGGCAAATCATATGTTCAGGGATTTGATATTGAACTTTTACAGAGTAAGCGTGTCTCAATTGACAAAGCAACCGATTATAATTCAATTGAGCAGACTAGCACTTTAATAGATTATGGTAATTATATCATAGCTGATAACGTTGTGGGTTCTTGGGATGTAAATGCTCAAGGAAGAGTTAGCCTTAGATCACAGCAAGCTAATGCTGTATCAACTAGAAACTATTCTCTCACTTCATTTTCTGGCTCTGAAATTGGCACAGCAAGAGTTCGTTCTATCGAACATCATTCGGGCGTCCCCGGTCTACCTTCTACACAATATAGAGTTTATTTAACCGACATTAACATGAATGCCGGATTTGGTTTTGCCAACGTTCAGTCAATTGCTTTTGGTGCTGGTGCAGGTCAGGCCAACGGTAAAGCTGATATTTTAGGCTCAAATGGTAAAAATGCTAATACTACAGACCCATCATTTGATATTGCTATTTTCCGTCTACCTGCTAATGCAATTAGAAGACTAAGAGATACTTCAGGTAATGTCGATAGTAATTTTAGATTTGAAAAGTCATTTGATGTAACATTTGGGACGGGTGGCACAGCATCCGTGTCATCTGGTACACCTAGCGAAACATTTTCTGGTAGTGGTGCGCTATCAACGATTACGGGGCGCTCCAACTATTATGTTACAGCGCGTGGGTCAGCAAACACAGCTGCAATTAGCACACTAAGACTTAGCACAACAAGCGGTTCAAACACAATAACTCGTTCTAATAGCTCAATTGATCTAACGACCAGATTTAGCTCAGGTGAACTAATTCGTGTAGCAAACACCGGCGACTTTATTGTCACATCTGTTTCTTCTACATCTCTAAACACTCTGACGACGGCAAGCGCAACACGTACTGGAATGCGTGTACATAAGCTTATTCGTCAGGGTCAGGTATTAGATTTTGGTGGGTCTGGTTCAACTGGGTCAGCAAGAACAATTACTGTGTCATCATCGACACAGACAGATTTTAATCTTCAAGAAACTCTTGGTTCGTCTCTAAATGCTACCGTTATTGCGGAGCTGAATAAGGTTGATGGTCAAGAAGCTGCAAAGACAGTTAATAGAAATCGTCGTGTTCAAATTAATATTGGTGCCGGTGGTGGTACATCTTATGTTGCAAATACCACAGGACCTTGGCCACTTGGGTTATCAGATGGGTTTAAGCTAGTATCTGTTCGCAGAAAGTCGGGGTCAAACTTTGCATCTCTAACTGAGGGTACAGATGTAACCAACAGCTTTACTCTTGATACAGGGATGCTTGATGACTTCTACAGTCATGCTCGTCTTGTGCGTAAGTCTGGTAGCGGCATTTCTCTGTCATCTGGTGATCGACTTCTAGTAACTCTTGATCACTTTACTCACAGCTATTCAACAGGTGTTGGGTACTTCTCTGTTGATTCGTACCCAGTTGACGACACAAATGCCGCAACAGATACCACAAAGATATTTACATATGAAATACCAGTTTATACATCATCACGTACTGGTAATAGATTTGATTTAAGAGATTGTATTGATATTCGCCCCCGCATGACGGACACTGCAAATAGTGTTACGTCGCTTACAAATATATCAATCAACCCAAAACTATCAACTGCTTTTGATCAGCCATCAGGTGGGTTGAGATTTATGTCTCCGGGTGAAAACTTTACTGCCGATCTTGATTATTATCTGCTTAGAAATGACAGAATAGTTCTAGACCGTGACGGCAACTTTACCGCTGTAAAGGGTGTACCATCGCTCAATCCAATTACTCCGGATGAGCCAAAAGACACCATGTCAATTGCAACAATAAATCTTACACCATACCCATCTCTTGCAGATGAACAGGCACGTAGAGTTAATAGAGGCGATTTAGCTTCTAAAATATTCCCTGTAAAAAACCCTCGCTTTACAATGAGGGATATTGGTGTTCTACGCGATAGAATTGAAAATCTAGAATATTATACCACTCTGAATATGCTTGAAATGGATACCAAAAATCTTCTTGTTAGAGATTCTTCCGGTAACGATAGATTTAAAAATGGTATTCTAGTTGACCCATTCTTTGGTCACAATGTCGGTGATGTGAAGAATTCGGATTATAAGATTGCAATTGATGCAAATTATGGTGAGGCTCGCCCACCATTTAAGCTTGATAATATTGAGCTATTCTACAACTCTGCCAATTCAACTAATGTGGTTCGCACTAATGTTACACCTGCTGGTGTAGCCCGCGATCAGATAGTTTTTATTGCTAATTCAGCATCAGCATTTGTAAATGGTTCTACGGTAAGTTCCGGTGGTGTATCAGCGACACTAAGATTTAAAGTTGGTAACAAATTATATGTTGAAAACGCAACAGGTAATTTTGTTACAACTTCAACAATTTCTAGTGGTGCAGTTTCATCAACAATTTCAGGTGTTTATTCAATGCCTGGTGGTGAAATTATAACCCTGCCGTATACTCACGAAGTTTTTGTAAGTCAGCCTTACAATTCAACTACAAGAAATGCAGCAGGTCTATTTTGGAAATGGAATGGAAGTGTTACTTTAGACCCGCCGTCAGATTATTGGGTTGATACCGTTCAACTCCCAGATGTTCTTGTTAACATTGATAATTTTGATGATAATTGGGAACAAAGCGGTGCTTGGGGTACAACTTGGGGTGATTGGCAGACACTTTCTCAATCGGTATCTGTTGATAGACAATTCCTTGGTGTTGCTCAAGCATTTAGAGTAACGACAACAACGACATCGAATGAGGTTAGAACAGGAACACGTACATCATTAGTCCCTAGAACTACTACGACAAGCACAGGTAATAGACTAGTAAGTTCAAATATTCAACCCTTTATGAGATCGCGCTCAATTAGATTTATAGGTAGAGGTATTAAACCTACATCTAGAATTTACCCATTCTTTGATGGTACCGCAGTTTCTCAATATGTAACCCCAACTAATTCATCGTTTGCTAATACGGCAAATGAAGGTGGACCTCTTGTCTCTGCGGCAAACGGTAATGTGTATGGTATATTCCGTCTACCATCTAATGAAAATATGAGATTTAGAACAGGTAGCCGCATCTTTAGATTAACAGATTCACCTACAAATGATACTACACAGGGTACATTTTTAACATCGGCTGAATCGGTATATACTGCGGAAGGGTTAACGCAGGAAGTTCAAAATACTATTATTAGCACTAGAACTGGTGAAACTGTTTCTGAGTCTGTGTCAGAAACTAGAAATACTATTGCAGTCAATCAAACCATTGTTGACCCAATTGCACAGTCATTTACTATGGATACTAATGCTGTTGGTAAGATATCCGGGTCTGGTGCATTTGTAACAAAGGTCGATCTATTCTTTGCTACCAAAGATACACAAATTGGTTGTGAAATTCATATTCGTGCAATCGATCCTATAACAAATACCATTACTGGTCGCATGATTCCGTTTAGCCGCGTAATTCTACAGCCAAGCGAAATTAATACAAGTGATGATGGTTCTGCACCAACACCTGTATATTTCCCATCACCTGTATATCTACAAAATGCACGCGATTACGCTATCGTGATAAAGCCGGTTGGTAGCAACCCAAATTATAATATGCACATTGCTCGTCTTGGTGAGGTCGATAGAATTACTGGTAACAGAATTTCATCGCAACCGGCTGCTGGTATTCTATCAGCATCATCAAATGATATTGTGTATAGCCCAATTCAAGAAGAGGATCTAAAGTTTACCCTTTATGTGGCAAACTTTGATACTGCTGTTACCGGTTCCGTTATATTTAAGAATGAGCTAAGAGATTATTATCAGATTGCAAATGTATCTGGCGCTTTTATTCGCGCAGGTGAGTCTATTCATGGCGAAACAATTCTTGTTGGTACATTCTCCAACTCTTCCCCTACATTTACTGGCGGCAAATCAGTTAATACTGGAGTTACTTTTGTTCAGGGTATGACATCTGGTGCGACTGGTACAATCTCTCGCTTTAGCACTACACAGATTAGAGTGAGAAATGTATCTCTGAATACTAAGTTTGTTGGCGGTGAGAGCATTCGCATTCGCAATACTAATGCCACAACTGGTGTGATTATTGGTAATTCAACTGGTGGCATTACATCTGCAACAACACCAACTGGTAAAGCAACTTATTATGATTCAGTATCATTTGCAAATACCTATCTGCATCTAGCTAATGTGTCATTTACAAATAGTGGCCCAGCATCAGGTGCTGGTAGAGTGTTCTTTGCGAATAACTGGGTTAGAGGTCAGACAAATGGGTACATTGCGCGCATAGTAAGACTTGATCGTCTGCAAGCCGATGTGATCAATATCTCATCTGATTTCTTAACACCAACTAATACAACGATTCGTTTCTCTGGTAAATTTGCCACAAGCAATACTGCAAGAGATACAAATTACTTCGATCTTAATGTAAATGCTGACACAGAATTCTCCGCGCCGCGGTATATTCTAAGCCGCAGCATGGAGTCTAATACATCCATTAGTGGTGCTTCAATGGCCGCGGGTAGATCCGCTGAAATTAGGGCACTGTTTAACAGCACAAGCAGATATTCATCACCTGTACTTGACGTTAAGAGAATTTCTGCTACTACTGTGCAAAATCTCATTAACAATGATACTACAGGTGAAGCCAATACAGCTAGCGGTGGTAATGCTCTAGCAAGATATATCACTCGCAAGGTAACACTGGCTGACGGTCAAGATGCGGAAGATATTCGTGTATATCTTAGCGCATATCGCCCACCAGGGTCTAATGTCAACGTGTATTATAAAATTCTTCATCGTGAGGATAGTGATACATTTGATAATGCTCGCTGGATTCCGATGTCATATACGACAGAAACAGGGTTTACATCATCAACAGTATTCTCTAGCACAGATATTGTTGATGACTTCAAAGAATATGTTTTTGTTGTACCAAATTATAGCAATGATTATCTGTCTGGTGCAAATACAACTAATGCAAATATCATTGAATATCGAAATTCTGCAAGATCGCGGTTTGTTGGTTATAAGTACCTATCAATTAAGGTAGTGCTTACAAGCTCTACAACAACAAACCCACCACGTCTTGATGATATTAGAGTGATTGCGCTACAACGATGAAACCCGAATTAGTTAAGATTGAAAATGAGCCTGGGTATGTAAAGGATAAATCATGTCAGGCCATTATCTCTACTGACAATTCTGCGCTTGAAGCATATCGTGCCAGAAGAAAGCGCGAACAGGATAGACTAGACGAGATAAATAATTTGAAGCAGGATGTCGCTGAGATTAAGGACCTGCTAAGACAGATACTCGGGTCCAAGGGACAGTCATAAATGGCTAAAATTGCAAATGTCGCCCTGACCAATACGTTTGATACCTGGAGGATTAGATCCAACCAGTCGTTTAATCGTTTGAGTCAGTTTGCGATTGATGAATCGAAGTTGTATGCTAATACGCTAACAGCAAATGTTAGATTTGTATCTTTGGGTGCAACTAAGCTCGGTAATGCAAATAATGATACCACTATTGTAAATGGTACATTAAATGCTAATGGGCAAGTTATAGTAAATAACAACATTAATATTACCGGTAATACTACAATTAATAGACTAATACTAAGTGGTAATACCGTAACTATGAGTACCGCTGTACTGAATATTGACACAGGTTTACTCTTTCTACAGAAAAATTCAAATCGTGTCGGCGTAAATACTTTACGTCCAAATACGGCCTTTCATGTAAATGGTGTTGTGTTAGCTAACAGTGGGTATAAGTACCCAGATGGTGCTCTTACGACTGCGCCTCTATATGTCTATGATTCATCTGGCACACAACTGTACCCGTGAGGTTTAGATGGCCAACCCATTAAGAGTTAAATCATCAGGAGCTACATTCCAGGGTCTTCAAACGATGACCACTTCGGAAATGGATT